ACTACAGCAGCAAGACTTTGAAGCACGTAAATTAGCAGGCGAAAAAGTAAAACTAGCAGAATGCGAAGTTGACTATAGAAAAATCACAAAAGAAGAATTAATTTTTAGAATTATGACTTTCGATCATATTCCAGAAGAAAAAGGTCGAAAGAAAAACCCTAAAACTGTAGCAGACACACGAGTAAAACTAAATTTTCCTCCTTTTCAACATTTTAAGTTTGACGAAGAAGGCGAACTTAACTGTGTTGGTAAAAGTCACTGGATAGGCGGTATGGAAAATGGTTATTTTTCTAAAGATCACGGCCAAGCAACAGAAAAACTTGCTCTTATGTGGATGAAACTGTGCGAACGTTATGGCACAAGAGGCAATGTTCGCGGATATACTTACAATGACGAAATGCAGGGACAAGCAATCCTACAACTTGCACAAATTGGCTTGCAGTTTGACGAGTCAAAGTCAAATAACCCGTTTGCATACTACACCGCAGCAGTTACTAACTCGTTTGTGCGTGTAATCAACATAGAAAAACGCAATCAGAACATTCGTGACGACATACTAGAAATGAATGACATGAATCCTAGTTATACTAGACAGCATGCTGGGCAATGGGAAGCAGAACTTAAAAGAAATCAAGAAGAATAGTTGACATTTTTTGCTTTCGACTGTAACATAGTATAAAATAGGAGACTTATACGTAGTGTTTAAGAAGGCGGCAGTATTTACTGACATACATTTTGGTTTAAAAGGCAATTCAAAGATACACAACCAAGACTGCGAAGAATTTGTAGACTGGTTTATAGAACAGGCACGTGAACACGGTTGTGAGACTGGTATTTTTTGTGGTGATTGGCATCATAACAGAAACAGTCTTAACATCACAACCATGGATGCTACACTGCGCAGCCTAGAAAAACTAGGTGCAGCATTTGAACAGTTCTTTTACTTTCCTGGTAATCACGATTTGTACTACAAAGACAAGCGTGATATACATTCTGTTGAATTCGGCAAGCACGTTCCAGGCATAACTGTGGTAAATGACATCATTGAGAAGGACGATGTTGCACTTGTACCGTGGCTTGTAGGAGATGAATGGCGGAAAATACAGAAATGCAAAGCCAAGTATATGTTTGGGCACTTTGAACTGCCGCACTTTTATATGAACGCAATGGTACGTATGCCCGAACACGGTGATTTGCGAGCAGAGCACTTTGAAAATCAAGAATATGTGTTCTCAGGACACTTCCACAAGCGTCAGGTACAGGGTAAAATTCACTATATTGGTAATGCTTTCCCTCACAACTACTCAGATGCAGGCGACGACGAACGTGGTATGATGATACTGGACAAGGAAAATGCTGCGGATCCTGTATATCTTAACTGGCACAACTGTCCCAAGTACAGAACTGTGAAACTTTCTGAACTGTTAGACAAAACAGAAGAAATAATCAAGCCTAAAATGTACTTGAGAGTGACACTGGACTTGCCTATCTCCTATGAAGAAGCGCAATTTATCAAAGAAACCTTTATTAACCAGTATAATTGCCGAGAAATCACACTCATTTCACAAAAACAACTGGAAGAAATATCAACTGAACTGGATATTACAGAGTTTGAAAGCGTAGATGAAATTGTCACAAAAGAAATTACTGCAATTGACAGTGAAAACTTCAACAAACAGACACTATTGGAAATTTACAACGAATTATGATTCGCATTAAGGATTTAACTGTTAAAAACTTCATGAGCGTGGGCAATGTTTCCCAAGCAGTGGACTTTAATCAGCAACAACTTACTCTTGTGCTAGGTGAAAATCTAGATCAGGGCGGTGATGACAGCGGAAGTCGTAATGGTACAGGTAAAACCACTATCATTAACGCATTGTCGTATGCACTGTACGGACAAGCACTCACAAACATCAAGCGAAACAACCTAATCAACAAAACAAACTCAAAAGGCATGCTGGTCACACTGCATTTTGAAAAGAATGGTGTTGATTATCGCATAGAACGTGGACGTTCGCCTAACATTTTAAAGTTTTACGTTGATGATCAAGAACAAGAGATGATCGACGAAAGTCAAGGCGACAGTCGTAAGACACAGGAGTACATAAACGACCTATTAGGCATGAGCCATGACATGTTCAAGCACGTTGTGGCACTTAACACCTATACAGAGCCTTTCTTAAGCATGCGAACAAACGATCAGCGGGCTATAATTGAGCAATTACTGGGCATAACCATACTTTCTGAAAAAGCAGAAAACCTAAAAGAACAAATACGTCAGACCAAAGAACAGATCACAGAAGAAACACTGAAAATTAATGCTATCCAAACAGCAAATGAAAAAATAAACGAAAGCATTAACAGTCTTAAGACTAGACAGAGTGCTTGGCAAAGCAAAGTCAAAGACGATATACTAAAACTACAACGCGGCATTGACGAATTAGAGCAACTGGACATTGATGCTGAACTGGAAGCACATGAAAAACTCGCATCTTGGACTGAAAACAACAATGCAATTACTGCTCTCAACAAAGAAAAGAGCACACTAGAAGTAGCACTAGAACGTGCAGACAAATCCGTTAAAAAAGTAGAACAAGATATTGCGGAACTAGAAGATGCAACCTGTTATGCTTGTGGACAAGAACTACATGCAGACAAAAAACAGGAAATACTTGACAAAAAGACCAAAGAACTTAAAGATGCTGACACTTACAAACTGGAAATAGCAGAAAAACTGTCAGAAGTAGAAGAGGCATTAAGTGTAATTGGCGAAATTAATGGCAAACCAAGCACATTTTACGAAACTGCTAAGGAAGCATACGAGCATCGCAACAATGTTGATAGTTTGCGTCAAGCACTTGAAAGCAAGACTACAGAAACGGATCCGTATCAAGGGCAAATTGACGATTTAACTGAAACAGGCCTACAAGAAGTAGACTGGAATCCTGTAAACGACTTAACAAACTACAAAGAGCATCAAGAATTCCTGTTAAAACTGTTAACAAACAAGGATTCGTTTATTCGTAAAAAGATTATTGATCAAAATTTGATGTATCTAAACAATAGATTAACATATTATCTCAACAAACTGGGATTACCGCATCAGGTTGTGTTCCAAAATGATCTAAACGTTGAAATCACACAACTAGGACAGGACTTAGACTTTGACAACCTGTCACGAGGTGAAAGAAACAGACTTATCCTTGGTATGAGTTTTGCATTCCGTGACGTATGGGAAAGCCTATATCAAAACATCAACTTGTTATTCATTGACGAGTTAATTGATAGTGGTATGGACACAGCAGGTGTTGAAGGTTCGTTAGGTGTTCTCAAGAAAATGGCTAGAGAACGTAATAAAAATATCTATTTGATTTCGCACAAAGACGAATTAGTTGGAAGAGTTAATCATATTCTAAAAGTTGTAAAGGAAAATGGCTTTACCAGCTATGAAAACGATTTAGAAATTGCAGAATGATTGAAGACGATATACACGATCAATTAACTAAGGCATATATGGCTTATTTTAAAGCCAATGAAAAATTTGAGGCACGAAATTCTGTCCGTACTCATCGCGAAAGCAGAAAATGGTTGCGAGAAATTCGCAGACTTGCTAAAATACGGATGGATGAAATACATGAAAAGCATAATACCAAAAAAGAAGGCAACAACTAAGGCAAGCTCATAAGTATACTCATGCAGTGGACTTATGAAGGCAAAGTAATAGATCAAATACCAGACGAATATGAAGGCTTTGTTTATCTCATAACCAATCTTACCACTGGGCAAAAGTACGTAGGCAAGAAACTAGCAAAATTTAAAACTACAAAACCACCTCTCAAAGGCAAGAAAAACAAACGCAGAGGCTACAAAGAATCAGACTGGCGTGACTATTGGGGATCGTCAGATAGATTAAACGCAGATGTACAGGCACTAGGCCCAGAAAACTTCACAAGAGAAATATTATATCTTTGCAAAGGCAGAGGCGAAATGTCCTACATAGAGGCAAGAGAGCAATTTGACCGCCGTGTATTAGAGAGCGACGAGTATTACAATGGAATTATTAATGTTAGAGTTGGCGGTTCCGATAAATTGCGACAGGCATTGCTA